TTGAAACGAGATTTAAGAGCATCCAGTCCTATAGTCGGATAAGAAGGAGAAGCCAATTGATAATTCCATATCCAAATAAGTACAATGATAAGCACAGTTACAATAACCATATATCAAGATTGGTCAGTTTTCTAACTTAATATGTATATTGTAGTATAGTATATATTGTATGGAATGGCTAACAAACCTACTCTATACAAGATTGGAACTATTGTACCTCAAAAATGGATGAGCGAAAAAGAGAAAGGCCTTGCTGCAACTCAACCTGCTATAGAGTATATAGTATCTTATATTCTTGATAGAATACCTACAAAGAGATCTGCTCCCCGTGTTTCACCAAAAAGCCCAGGCGATATGGTTCTATTACTCAAAAGTGGAACAGGATCCGGTAAATCTACAACAGTAGCACCTGCTATCTTTCAGAAACAGGAATGTGCAATTGCAGTAACACAACCTCGAATTCTGACAACAGTCGAAATTACTCATGATATTCTAAAGTACAATCCGAGCCTACAGTTAGGAGCAAATATTGGATATCAGACAGGTGTAATGAGACACAAAGCAATAAAGAAGAAAGGTATCAACTTTATGACTGTTGGTGTTCTTCTGCAACAATTCATTACGCGTGGAATTGATGCAATCGCTACTGCTTATTCTATTATCATTATAGATGAGGTACATGAGAAGAGTTTAGAAACCGAAACCATCATGTATTATTTGAAACTAATGATTACTGATCATTGGAATAACGTGTGCCCACTAATCATTCTGACAAGTGCTACGTTTGATGAGAAGAAGTTTCAATCGTATTTCCAAATCCCCGCATACAACTACATAGAAGTATCCGGATTCAGTTATCCTATTCGTGATGTGTGGCCTAAATATCCTATCCGTAATTACATGTCTGAAACATTACGACTTGTCAAGCATTTGCATATGAATGGAACTGATGACTTCACAAAACAACAAAGAGACATAATAATTTTCGTTAAGGGAGCCACAGACATCAATTATCTGCTAGATGAGTTAACTAAGCTTAATGAAGATGCGCAGATGGTTAAGAAAGCTGGATTGATTTATCCTCTCGGGTTGAATAGAGAAATCTTCGTAGAGAGTGGTAAGAGATATACTGATATTATGGTTCCTATAGATACAGTGAAGGTCGGTAAGACTAAACCAACACGTCGTGTAATCATTGCTACAAACGTAGCAGAAACAGGTGTAACTATCGAAACATTGAAGTACTGCATAGATACAGGATTCTTCATTAATGTATGGAATGATGGGGTATTCAATACAGAAGTTATATCAGCTGCACCTGTTACGAAATTTATGGCTACCCAGCGTCGAGGCCGCGTTGGGCGTAAAGCACCAGGAGAATGGTATCCTCTTTATACTAAGGATCTTTTCGATCTCCTCGAAAACGACCAACCTGCTAAGTTCGTCACTACAGATATTTCAAGTGCAATTCTTAATATGATCATCACTCAAACACATACTGTATTTACTGAAGCTATATCGCCTGGAGAACCTAGTGAGTTGTTCGACATATTTACTGATTCATCTCAGTATATGAGTAGACATCATCATATTCAAGAGAAAACAGCTGGCTTGTATCGAGTGCAGTCCGAGAGCAAATGGAATCCGTATAGTCTTGATCTTCTTGAAAGCCCAAGTGTTGATTCTCTATACTTGGCATTGGATAAGCTCAATATTCTGGGATTCATTGATAATAATTTCCAACCAACCATGATGGGATGTATGGCTAATCAACTGCGTAAGATTTCTCCAGAATCTATACGAATGATCTTTGCAGGATATTCATATGGAGCTAATGTTTTAGATTTAATCACAATTGCTTCATTTATTGAAGTAGGAGAGATTGGAATCTTCTCAGCTCCTAAATATAAGAGACAACCATTTATTCCAAGCTGTTTGGAGCAATATGGGAAGTTAGCATTCAAAATTCTATGGGCCTGTGAATTCATAGAATACATATGGATATGGAACTCTTTCATGAAGAAGATCAATACTCTTCTTAAATCCAAACGAGCTACAATTGTTAATGAACTGGGCAAATGGTGTGATGATCATTCTCTTCGATTGAGTGGCTTATATGATGTAGTAGCAAGGAGAGATGAACTAATTGCAAATTTCATCGTACTTGATCTGAATCCTTTCTATAATGGATTGACTCTTGAGAGAGGGACATATAACCTCGAAGATATTGTATGCAAGGATATGAATCTTGGTATTGCTGAAATTCAAAAGATCAAACGATCGATAGTTGATGGGTTTCGAATGAACATATGCAGATGGGATCCTCATTCACAGAAGTATCTTAATATGTATAAGCACATTCCAGTATCAGTAGACAGCCAATTGGTCCGTCCTCCAATAGTTAATGATGTACCAGCAGGACAGCCATATATGATTATCGTAAGTGATATTGTTCTTCGTCAGAAACATGGAAGTGATATGTATGAATACGTTATATCTGGGCCAATCAGCATTCTTGATGGATTTGTCCAATTAGATGAAAATATGCTATTTACTATTTAAGCAACTTAAAAAATGATTTTATATAGGTTATATCTATTGAGAATGAACCGCAAACCTAAAACAAAGGTTGCTGCTATTCTCGTTCCATTAGACGAGAAAAAGATGCGAGAACAGCTATTCATGTTCTCTGCAACAAAACAAGTCCATGGACTAAAAAATCAAGAGATTGAACGAATCATGCTCACGACATATAGACACATGTGTCGTGGAAGAACTCGACGACATAGAGGATTTGGAGGCATGAATCATCACACAGAAGCTTTTATTGAGTCGTTTCGTGATATTCATGAGAAACTCAAAGTATTGAATCCAACAATTGTCACTGTGGTTGAAGGACGTAACATGAATGACATTGGATTTCCTGGAGGATCAATTGCTGGTGATGAATCACATGAAGAAGGTCTTGCACGAGAAGTCCTTGAAGAGACAGGGATTGACTTGGACACATCAAACGAGGAACAGAAAAAACTTCGTGAAAAACATGGATACGGAGAAATTCCCCTCAAGCTTACAGATGGTCGAAAGCATTTCTACTTTCTTCTGATTGAATGACATACACAAGGATGTCATCTCCTTCTTTCCCTCCTTTTTTTCCAGGCTTAGTTGTCTTAAATATTCCCTTCTCATGTTCAAAAAGTTCCAATTCATTCATGGTAATTTCTACCTTCGTATGAGTCCATGGATTGTATGGATACTTGGATATACGATTGGCAGGTCTAATTGAAGTCAACACATGATACATATCAAGACGGGTACGAGCATCAAAAACTTGTCTGTCCATTTGCACTTATATTTGTATATATACTTATTTTTTTACCATTATATATACAACTGAGTCATCGCTAAAATGACTGATGAAGTAACCATTCTTTTCGGTTTCATTATTGTCCTTCTGATCATTCTTACGATTTATATGGCTAAGCCATCTAAGAAATTATGTAAGTCGTGTGGACGTGACCCTGATTCTTGCGCATGCAGAGATGCCTTCCAAAATCATATGTTTGAAAGTCAAGTATGCAGTTCCTGCGGACTTGATGCCAAATTCTGTACATGCTCAGGAGTGCATCATAGACGTGATGGCGAAGAAGCTTTTACTGTAATGCCAACTGACACATATAAGCCTGTTGGGCTGAGTAAGATTGATCTGGAGTCACAATTCGGCGAACTATATGGAGAGGCAATGCATGAAGAAATGGCAAGTGATACAATGGCTGAAGGAGTAGATCCTGAGCACTTCACTGGACGTTTCCGTGGACATACACGTCATGGATACAATCGTCATTTGGGATCTGGATGGAAGACAAGAGTTTTCCTTCCTGTTGTAAGACCCGAAGTCGATCCTTACCTGATTCTTCCGGAATACTATGATGCCGATTCTCTCAGCATCTATGCCAGAAGCAAGGGAACTAAGTTCTTCCATCCATGGGATCCTACTCCTGCTGATGATCTCGCACATGGATTTGAGAAGGGAGATGTTTGGAGAAATACTCTATCTGAGCGTCAGTTCGTTCTTACTGATGCATCTACTGGTTATGCTAAGTGGATTCAGGTCGTTGAGACTGCTGGAATGCATGATAGAATTACGAGACCCATCCAGAGAGGAGTTGCACGCAAATTGCCAAAGGGTGGAGTCAGGACATTTTCTTCTGCCAAGCCTGAAATTCCCAAAGATCCTCTGAGTGATGTCACTCGTACAACGAAAAAACAAATGTTGGCTTAATCATCATCATCACTATCTTCAGTCTTTTTTTCACTCTTCTTCTTGCTCTTCTTGCTCTTTTTGCTCTTCTCTCCATCTCCCTTATCCTTAAGTTTGACTTTGACTCCTTTTGAGTGGCGCATAGCAATATCGATCTCATAATCATCAGTATCACTTCCGCTATCACTATCTCCACCGAAATCATTCATACCTTCCATACAGGAAGTATCGACTTTTGTTTCTGATTCATATGGACGATTGGATCGACGTGGTCTAATATCGAATCCCTTTGTTGATGCAGCTATATTGGTGCTTTGTATCATTTTCTCTAAGCGCTCCTTATATTCTTTCTTACGTTGTGCTTCCATTGCTTCATTTTCAATCTCAATCAATTCATTATGAGTTTCAGGTACTGGAACATCTGGTTGCTCTTGTGTTGCTTGCCATTCACGTACAATACGTGCATAGAATTGATCTGCTGTTTCTGGTTTAATCTGATCTATGGCTTTCTTTGATCCTTCAATGTCTTTCTTGAATTTCTCTCCTTCTGTCTTCTTATCATATGGTTGGTCATACAACTCTTTCCTCGATTCAGGAATTACAGCAGTATCAGAATCAACCATAGTAGCAGCCACAAGTACTTCAGCCACATTAGGCATTTCTTCTTCATTAGCATCTTCATCATCCTTTGACTTCTTTTTCTTATTCTTGCGAGATTTTGATGGTTTAGATTTTTTCTTATCGACATCATCTTCTCCACCACTGTTAGATGTGACTTCATCATCTTCATCATCGTCATTAGCATTTTCTACTTCTGTTTTCAGATCGGACTTTGTATAATACATAGTCTCTCCCTTTGAGGGTTTCTCATCCGATTTTAGGAATCGGAATCCAGAGAACACATATGCTCCACTAGGGTCCTTGATAATATACTTATGAACCACAGATCCCATAAACTTCTGCTGTAATCCATTCTTGAGTTTGGGTATGTCTGCACTTGAATCCACATTGGAGATATGCCATTGAACATATAGTTCTGCAACATCTATTACTGCTTGACGTTTGACCTTCTTTGTAATAACACCACGAGCATTAATGAATAGATTAATCTTATCCTGTGTGCTCCTATAATCATTAGTAGCCATAATAATATTCGGATGCGGAACATTAGCAAGTGTCCCACCATACTTCTTATAGAATCTCTCTCTGTACCACAGAAGAATGGACAACCATCTAGCACGAACATCTGGCCGATTGATGAACTCCTTAGTAAGACTCTTATCAGCGATACGATGGTATGGATTTGCCGGATCATAATCATCCATATCAATGCAGAACTGCATAGGGAATGGTACAATCTTGAATCTACGGAAGGCTCCATATGTAGTATCAGACAGTTCTATCAAATGATTCGTTGTAAGGAAATATACAGCCTTGGGTTTAATATTAATCATATCCTTAAACAATCCACGCAATGCCATGTGTTCCTGACCAGTCAAATGTTTAACGAGAGCAGTGTTAACTTTTTGCATTGTATCACTTTCACTAAATGCAGCCCATCTAGCATGAAGTAGCATATACAGATCAGGATTTGCTTGTCCTCCTGTAGCCTTCGATGATAACGATCCAACAGGCAAAACAACAGCATAAGTATCTCCCAGAGTGTTTCGCTGCAACTCAGCGAATAGACTCTTTGCATTAGATCCATCTCCAAATGCAATTATGAAATATGGATCCTTCACTGTTCCATCAACAGCAGATGCAGCAGCACACATCAACCACTCATGAGTATCAGGAGTATGATCTGGTTGAGTTTCTCGTGTGATATACAATAGTCTCTTTGTAAGAGGATGAGTAGGATCGAACGGCACATATTCTGTTGTAGTAAATTGACTAATCTTATGAGGATGAACTCCTTGTACGAATGAATGTGTTCCATCTGGCTTCAATACAACAACTCCATTACCTACTCCAAGTAGATGTGGGTCTTTGTTTAGAGTAGCACTAAATCCAGATGTACGCATATGAACGATATGCTTAAATTGAGAGAGACACCCATTTTTGAATGAATCCTTGCCCAAATTGTTGATAGTTCCTCGAAGATTTCGTAGAACAGTGGCATACCACTTAAGACGTGCTTTAACTTTCTCTTTCGAATCTTCGTCATCATCTTTCTGAGTCTTTGCATTCACAAGAGAATAAACATTTTCCATATGAGATCCAATAACTCGTGAGATAAACACCTGAAGATAAGACAAATCCTTAATGATTCTCCATTTGTATGGCTCACCTGGGCGATAAGACATCTTGTCTTCGGGCATAACGAATTCATACACAACTAAATGTTTACCACCTCCTTCTTCAATATCAATTGCGTAACGGTCGCCTAAGAGCGTATCTATCAGTTCGGCAATATCGAATTGGCTGAACGTACCCATCTTGTTGCGTTCGAATACATTTCTACTAATGCTAGTTTCAATATCCTTGCGTAGAATTATATCATACTTCTGTGGGCTATCTTCTTTTGCCCAATGTTGCAAAGATATCTTACGATATCCTGTTTCAGAATTCTCTTCAGCCTTGGATACTGCTCGTTCCCAGATTTCATCAAATTCATCAGCTTTGAATAGTTCAGGTGTCTTCCGAGAGAAGTATTCAGCAAGACATTTGTATTTTACATTAGTATTAGCAATCGCCCAAACAACACGAATCCATAGTTGATATTCTCGAGATCGTAACGGGCTCATGATATCGATCAACTGGCGAATGAACTTTGCTTCTGCATTCTTTGAGCACAACTGATCAACTTCAGAATATACGCGAGCTTCTCTTGTAATTCCTTCGCTGCTATTATCATCTTTCTGTGAAGACTTACCTTCACGTGCATGAGATTCATACTTAGAAATAGCATCTAACATCTCCTCGCGAGGATCGACACGGAATTTAGGAACGATACCATACATATGACGGTCTCTTGCAAAATTCACTGAGTACTCATGAGCAACACTTATTTCGCCAAATGAAGCAATACCGTAATCAGGATCCATATCATTGTCTTCATTATCTCCGTGTTTGATCTGTTGCGCGCATGATCGTGCACATTTCTGAAAGATCTTAGGTCTTTTCGATGCTGTTACTGTTCCACCTTCATGTTGTGGAGGAAATACCTGCCACATTCCACAATGATGATAAGGCGGACGATCATCACGCGTACTGCCATACAAGAACACAGGAACATATGCGGATCCTTGATCAACAATGGAATTAGAGTTCAAATATCTGGATCCAAAGTATGTTCCTACTCTCTCCCTAAACCTATTCATGAAATATTTCTTAGCAGCACGACTAATCATAGTGCTCAAAATGAACATGTGAATTCCATCTCCATAGATGTTCTTTATGGTATCTGTTTTGTAGAGATCGTATTTCTTCGAATTCTTCGGCACAACTGCTGGTTTCATTTGAAAGGCAATATACAATGGTTCTGTTGAGAACAACGGATACAAATCGAACATAGAAACAAGAATTTCACCAGCCATACGGCACAATGCATCGTAATCCATTTCTTCAATAATCCTAGTCGGAGAACTTTGAACGAAGTCCAAATCAATATATATCGAAGAATAATTGATATCTTGTCTTTCTACGAGTCGTAATTGCATTCCAGTTATACGGCACTTCTCATAGTAACTGAAGAATGTAGCTTGATCGACAGGAGTAGGTAAAACATACCAACCACCGTCTAACGTAAAGATCTGTGTTTCATCAGTACCCTTGTTCGATGCGAACTGAGGAGAGCCATTCAGAAATTCCATCATTTTGATGTAGTCGGCCGATTTGCTATGAGTATAGGCTCTACCGATAATTCCTTCAGGATCATCTTCTTGTACACTTGCTCTAGTGGCCAATTCCAATGATTTTAATCCAATTTTCTGGGTAGGCATACCCGGTATCGGTAGGTCTGTCATGGTCCTATACTATTATATCCTGTATATATTTAATTCATTTTTACATATTCGTTTCATTAATATTCACGTGTTAAAAAGTAGGAATCCTTTACAAATCAACTGGAAACAATCTGAGAATACTTGCTGTTATTTTGGTAGCCACTGATTCATCGGGGTCATGATAAGTGACATCTATGCCTGTCTTATCTATCTCAACAATCTGACGCCTTTTACCTTTGATGATATCAATGTATCTTGGAAGATGTCCCAATGTATCACGTAACTGTGTGATATTAATGTATGAGTTACCTTGGCTATCTTTTTTGATTAACCAACTTGCAATAACTTCAGTAGGAAACGATGCATCGGATGCTTTACCTATACAATGGCTACGGGTAATATGAATATCATTCGGATATTTCAAGAAATACATCAGTTGATTCCAGGTCAATACTTGGCATTTGTCAATAACAAACTTCAGAACAGAGAGCATAAGTTTGAGTATGAAGAATGACATATAACCATAAATAGCTGCGATAATGATCTTGACTCGCATTATATATTAAAAATGAATAATGTTCTTAATATACCAAATGTCTAGCGATAGCGAAGCCTCAAAGCCAGGTAGACGGAAACGTAAGCCAAAGAAGGATGAATCGGATCTAGAAGATACTGGTGATGATGTAGAAATCGGAGAAGAATCTGATTTAGATGAGAAAGTCGATGTACAGGAGGATGATATCGATGAAGGGGAAAATGAGAAAAAAGATAGTGATGATGAGGATGTAGAAGTGGAAGCAGAAGTAGAAGAACCTGATAATGGAATAGAAGTAATAGAGGATAATCCTGAAGGAAGCGTGGATGAATTGGATCAATATGATAAGCATGTTGTTAGTCTATTCAAGAAATCCCAGGGAACCCGTATTGCATATGAAAGAATTGTTACTGGAGATAATCGACGTATCAGCAATGTTATGCCTATGTGTGTTTATACTGCTGTTGTTAGCTTACGAACTAAGCATATTAGTTCTGGATCTCCTAGTTTCATTGATTGGAAAGCATTGAATTTGACAAATGCTGAAGATATAGCAGTAGAAGAAATCAAGCAAGGAAAATGTCCTCTTAAAGTTAGAATTCCTATTGGAAACAAAAAAGAAGAATGGAGAGTCAATGAAATGATTCCTCCTCCTGATATTCCCAGGTGATATTATATCATCAACGCCACTGATGATGGCAATCTAAACATGTGTAGACAATGGACATTTCTGCACCAAGTGTCAAATAATTGACATATGTTATTTTTTTGCATTCTGGACACTTCATCTGCTTAATAGGATTGAGTCTATCCTTATGTGCATTTCTTATGAGACCAGGTCTGTTAGTAGTATTATTCCCTTCAATGTCTTCATAAAGCAAGGTATCATCTTCACCCGGAGCATACTTCTTTTTGCATGCTCCACACTTATAAGTCAGCTTATCTGTGGCTCTTTGCTCTACAAGAGTACCACATGTGCAGAATCTCAAGGCCATCGTGTATTATATTATAGTTGTTTTCATTTTTAAAAGAGTTAAAATAGCTTGCTATGCACATTTGCTTCATGATTGATTACTGTCATATTATGATGGCGTGTGTGCATAATCTGCTTATATGATTTCCGTAGAGTAGGGGTTTTCATTTCAGGAGGTAAGCTATCATAACTATCAAGTGAATATACACATCGTCTTGCCAAGGAATATTGATCGAATACTCCAGTCTCATCTTTTAGTGTGAAAGATGCAAAGTATCTCTCGAAGATCTTGTATATAGGGTATTCCATGAGTTTTGGTGACGGTAATAGTTCTTTCCATTCTACAGTCTCTTCTTTGGATTTCTGCATGAATATCATTGTAGAACCAGAATCTTCCATTGGTTTGTATGTATGGATGAATTTTCCACCTGGTTTGTTTCCATGTATTTTCTCAATACTACGTACAAGACCCAATATATCATGTGTAAGCATCACTTTACATTGATCGATGATATTATTGAGTAACTTGATATTCTTTGCATATGCTGCACTATCGAACTTTGATTTGTTATCACTCCGTTGCATAAACTCTCGTAGTTTTAATGATAACATGAGTGGATCAAATGCAGTTAGTAAATGGAATACATCTAAGAAATGCTCACGTAGAATAACTTCAACTATAAGCGTATTAGCACTATAGAACTCTGGGAGATATTGCTTATAAAGATATCTCATTCTACATAAACTATATATCATCAATGATCCTACATCAGATACACCAACTATTCCTTCCAATTTATGTTCCTGTGCATATTCTAAATCTGAGTTGATATATTGATTTAGCATATTGATTTTGATAACACATCTACTAAAATCAATAATACATCCGGAATACTGAGTAGATGGGAATTTGAACATCATTCCTGTTCCTTCGCCATTATTTGGATCGGAAATATCATAAGCAATCTGCGATCCCTCATGTGGGGATCTTTGCGTATTGCTATATGTTGGATGAATGCAAGCATTATTCATATGAACATCTGAATGTATGATTCCGCAATAGTAATTGGCTGCAAGAAATGCATTGAAGAATTCGAACATGAATTTAGAGAATGTATCATGACTTCCCAAGAAGTTTCCGATGTATGCATTATAGACATCTGATCTCATTGCGGATTCGATAGCATTATGCAAAGTCTTACCCATAAATTCAGAGAACATGCATAGAGCAACATTGCTCAGGATCATTTCCTTCTTTCCGAATGCAATGGCATCATCAAGCATGTCATCCATCGATTTCAGTTTATCATTAGCCCACTCTTGCAAAACTTCATCTTCGATATTTATAGATTTTGAAGCAGTCATCGCGATAGCTTTGGCATCACTCAATTCCTTAACGATACCTGTAGCCTGTTCACTCAGTTGTGTTCGGATTACTTGTGCGGTATTATCGAATAGATTATGATGTCCCTGTTGAATGTAGAAAGACATAACTGTCATTGGAAATCCGGGACATATTCTATTGACAACCAAGTCTCCAAGTTTGTTGGTTACAAGCATTTCTCTCCATGGTTTGTATCCTATGGAATATGCTCTTTCTGCTTCGATAACACTTAGAGGTATTATCTTTTGCCCGAGTCGAAATGATTTATCCAGAGTAGGATTCACATAGAAATAGTCCTGCAATTGACGAAAATGCCGTAGCTTGTCATTACCATAAGTCTCACGTAGTTTCTGATAGAAGTTCGTATCACGAGCCAGAGATGATCCAGTCAAGCCTAATACTCTATTGAATTTCTCATTGGCATGTACTTCTATCATTCCATAGAATCGATTGTATACACAGTTGAACCAAATAATTGCAAGTAGTTCATCACTCAATACTCCTTCTAGAAGCTTACTGTACTTACGTGTAGTATTAACGCCAGAACTGAAATGATTGATACTAATATCCCAGCTCATTCTGCCTTTTTTAGTTGTCAGATATGCATTGATTTCGTCCATTATATCGGGATATGTGGTTTTTAGAATGCTTAGATTCTCATATCTGCCTATTTTTGGACGATACTCTCCATCCTTCGATTCAAATGAAGGGTTAGCACAGAAATACTTAGGAATAAGCTCTCCATTCACTTGCTCAGAATACACGAAAGCATATAGGACAGACTCGGGTTGTAATTCCTTCCGATATATCAAAGTAAAGGTAGATACAACCAGATTAGCTATATCTAACGATACCTCAGATTTCATGTTAGCAATCTGAGACATTCTTACTTCAAATCCATACATTTTGTTACGTTCAGCCTCCTTGCATACTTTTTTCCACATGTTGGCTATATTATAACATATATAATATACAATTGTATGTCTAATCCTTTCGATTTACGAAGACCCATCATCAAGCTGCATAAAGCAGAGCCACAAGTTGACAGAACAAGTAAGGACAAACTACAAGGATACTCTAGCGTTGATAAGTCTCGATGGAAAGATATTCCCATAGGAACTCATGTACGATATGTTCGGAAAACAGGAGAGTTCAGATCTGGAGGATTTGTAAAGCAAATAACACGTAATTCATCTGGAGATAGTATGATTATTCTTGAGAACGATAAGATCAATAGAGGATCATCCAGATATAAGACATTTCCTATCATCCTAAAGGATATCGACAAAATATATCAGAAAGAGTTACCTGGACAACTAAGACACCATCAGTCCGATAGCGAATCTGAGGTTGAATCACCACGACGAGAAAGGCATGAGAAGGACGTGAAGGATTTCGATGGTATGGCAAAAAATACATTTGCAGAAGTATTTAGAAGTGAGATTCGTCGATTGGAAAAAATGATTGAACATCAAGATAAGCAAATGAGTAAGATGAGAGGAGACATTAAGAATCTAGTAGAACTAGTGAGTATTATTACTCGGAAGCGCTAACAAAGACATATTCATATACAAGAGCGATCATAGACACATTGTGTACAAACTTATAGATACGCTGTCTATCTTCTTCACGATCCACATTGATTGTAGATATCTCATCTATCTTACCCTTAATAGCATTGACTATTGCAGGAAATCTAGTCTTGCTTGTTGTTTTGGTGGAACCTGTTTTTTCTGTCGTATATAGTCTCTCGATATGTTGGATAAGACAACGAATTCTCTTCTCAATTTTGTAATACAACTCTCGATATTGAGGGAACATAGTAATGAATTGATCATGATGCACAGTACTCAAATATGAACGAAGAACAAGGAAGTTCTCTCGATCATACTGTATTGTAATCATGCTCTTATGAATATTGCTATCATAAAGCATACTCTTGATATCTCTGTACTCTCTGCTTTCTAGAGTGAAGTAAGACATTTGCTTCGTAATCTCTGGGTGACGAGATCTAAGAATTACTCCGAACTTAAAGAGATCCACAAGCTCAGGATTGTACTTCTTTCTTGCTATAGAAGCGTATGAAGTAGGATTAGAGATATCATATGCACAAATATCCTGCAAGAGTTCTACTGTGATAGTATCATCAATGAATTCCTTCAAGTTAACCTTTGTCTGCGCAGGAATCTCAAGATCATTCTCATAACTACGTGTTCCATCCATCAGGAATGCCTTCTGAACAAATGTAATCTTGTATGGATCTTTGCGTGTTTTCCAATAAAGATGCACCTCTGGATGAGTAATTATGAAAGAATACGAATATTGAGGATTCAACTTGCTTGTGAATTGTTCAAAGCTTTGGTCGATTGTATGCTTAAGAATGTCATCCATAAGATACTGGTAAGTATATGGAGAATTAGTGAACTTCAATGTAGTTACATCATAACTACGGGTTGTGGATATTCTCCATGTTCCTTCATACCAATAGACATTGATTAATGTTCCATCCTGTACGGGATAAATATCATAATGATCATCCTTCAGGAATTGATTAACAATTGTGCAATTGGGTTGTCCACCATTTGAAGTAAAAGGAGGAATAACCAAAGGCTTCCATGAATCACGTTCAAGAACCAGGCCATTACATCCTTGAGTTAATTGGCTTACCTTAGCGTTGTTATCCAAATGGAACACCATTCGCTTGCCAACTTCATCATTCTCATAGCTAGTCTTTATTCCTTTCTCGAAAAGAGCACTTCTTATTCCATTAAATTCTTCATTGAGTCCAGTGATGTTACGTGCAGAAAAATATCTGGAAACCTCCATTGTATACATTGGCTGCGTTATACATTTAATATATAAATTGTGGTGGTTACTTTGGAGTCATAGTTTCGATATGATGTAATGTCTGTCGATATTCAGAGTCAGACATTTTTCCTTTCTCCTGTTGTCCTGCGTTATCTCTGCTATAAAGCACTGCATGCGGAAGAATCTCCAATGCCATACGTCCAAGAGGTCCTACATTAAATCCATTCATAGCATTAGTAACTACTTCAGCTGTATCAGCTCTCATTCTTCTCATACGTGGGCGTAGTGAATCAGTCCAGCCTGTTAATGCAGGATAGAATCCCATGTATGATGTTTTCCCATCAAATACAGATTCTAATCCAGATGCTGCCAGAAGCATCATATCTTCGCCTATATTGATGGATCTACGAAGATTATTCTTGTTACGTAGCATTTTCAATACAGCGGTTACTGTATTCAATGATGATTTGTCATCTATTTTGGGAATATTACTGAGGTCTACTTTTTCTTCCTTCAATGTTTGAATTAGTAGCTCACATTGGGCTAAGAGCATAGCCTTCATATCCTTCTCTTGTTCTTGCCGAATTAATTCGTCAAGTTTTCTATCTTCTGAAAATGTATCATCTCTTCTATGTCCTCCTTCTCTTCTATCAGTACCAAATACACTTGATATAATGGATTTACTTCTCTCTTCCTTAGTCTTTCTATCATACCAGCTACTACGTCTGAAATCCGATGATTTGTCTATTACTTCTGATGGGCCGAAGTCAACTTTTCGACTTCTATGCTTATGCTTCCTTCTACCTTCTCTAGAGGATGATGAGCTTGATCTTGATCGTGATCGTGATCGTGATCTTGATCGTGATCTAGTACTAGATCCAGAACTACTAGAACTAGAACCTGAACTACTAGAACTACTGGATCTAGATGATGAAGATCGGTGACGGGTCTTAGTTCTAGAATTCGATCTAGATCGGGATCGAGAACTAGTACTAGACCGAGAACTACTAGAACTAGAATTACTAGATTTGGAATTAGATCTACTAGAGCCTGAACTAGAGCCCGAGCTAGAACGAGATCGGGAACGTGAATGTTTCCTTGGAGAATCTAGTAGTGGATGCTTCTTAGTTTTGGACTTAGATTTGGATAATCTGTCCTTCATTGTAGAACTTTCTCCTCCAAGTATTTGATCGATATCTTTCTTGAAAAGTTCAGGTACATTTTCTTTTTTTGTGGTCTTCATTCTCGTCTTATTTACGATAGCTTGTTCGTAAGGAAGAAGATCAACTCCGGGTTTCAGCCCATCGTAATCAGTAACGAGACTTGAAATACCCAAAATATTCTCCACTCCATCTATTCCTAATTCTGTATGTGACATATCAAATGTATATGATTTCATAGATCATACATTTATGTTACAGTCACCGGGTATATATGGTATAATCACCTATGAGAATCTTGAGCTTTGATTGTGGTCATGAGTCAATGGGTGTTACTCTATTGAATTTTGATTCTGAGCACCTCAAAACAATAGATACAATCATTACTGAAGATTTTATAACTCGAGTACATGCTCTGCGTGAATTGAATAGGCTACAACAGAATGAAAAAATACTTCTCATAAATTACATATTTGATGTTATTTCTAGTGCTGCAATATATCTTGGAAAGCTAATTACATTATATATTACAACATCTGTGAAATTAGTGGATAGTAATGTACGAGCATTGGGATTAATTGGTAGAGCTAATGGGGTAAAGTATTTCCTCAAACGATTAGACATGTATTGTAAAGACAAGGATATTATTCCAGATATTGTTCTCATAGAAGATCAGACTATCAATAATATTTCTGGAGAAGTAGCATCCCAAGTTGCATTTCATTATTCTCATGTGATGGTTCAGATTTCATCATACCCTGAGATTCACTTACCTGAATATAAGTGCTCTAGTGATTATCGGATTGTTATTATGGATCCTAGAAAGAAGAATCAGATAGCATTCGATCCCTGTCTTTGCATAGACATGTTCTATAAGAAGTATATCAAATCATATGATGCCAATAAAGCTCATACTCGTGCAAACTTCTTATATTTCATTGAGGCTATATCAGCAGAAGACATGCTGCATGGAGTTCCATCAAAGCGAAAAAAAGATATCGCCGATTCATTCATGCAAGTTATAGCTTATATTAGGTTATCTTAAGACTGTCTTAGAATGAAGCGCTTATCTTTTTTCACAGTAGCCCCGACAGCCTTAATTGTTAATTTGTTAATCCTCTTTCTGAATTCTTGTTTTGACAATTCTCCTCCATAATCTTCCCGTGACTTGTAACTAGGACTAGGATCACAATCTTGCATATCAATTCCAAAGAAAAGTCTGAATAGTAATTTAAGCATAGCTAATCTATATTGTCTCATTGCTGTGTCTGTAATCTCCATGATCGCAAAGATACAGCATGGGAAGGAGCAATAATGATATTCTACTTTGAATCCCATGCTTCCATCAGGTCTTGTTATAGTCTTGGTAGGCATAGGCACAGGCACTGTGTTATACTTCAAATGACATCCACAACATTTGTGCTTTGTACTCTGTGGCCATGAAAGAATATCGAAGAATTCTTCCGGGAGCTTTTGATCTACTTCCTTCTTTTTCTTTTTGTTGGATGTCGGTTGTTGATCCCACAATGTACTTGTACTGAACAATTTGTCCAAACTGACACCCTCTAAAACTAAAACAGGGCGATCATCTCGGTAGCCAGACCACATAGGTCAATAGATATAGCTGTATATTAGATATAATTTAACTAATTTTTTATTTATGGCTCATTCTTTTCAGGAGCGACGTAATTGATAATCATATTGACAAAGAACCTTCTCTTCTCAACATAACATTGGAATTTAAGACCGGACAATGCTGTAACCGCAGATGTATTCACTGCTATCGTAAATACTGTAGCACTTGAGACAGTTACAGCATATCGTGTGTTATTCAATGCCGTTATTATAGCATTATCTGTTGTTGGATCACTACTGGTGAATCCACTAAATGTTACATAGTCACCTGTAGTGAGAGTTAGTCCTGTATCAGTGGTAATTTGAGTTGGGGATGCATAACTAGTAATTGCACATGCTGATCGATCCGGATAGAATACGATGTCTGCGAGTGGATCCATAAATAGGAATGTCATCTGATCCAAACGTGTGATACGTTTGTCAAATTGATACTTTCCTCCTGCATCTTGTCCGCCCAAGGGAGCCAATTTGAGATATCCAGAATCATCGGAAGTTTCAAACACAAAGTGATATGCCTTACCCGGAGCAGATTTAACATATGCTTGTGTCTTCCATTCTTGAATGAGAAGCTCTATTCTTTTGAATGGTGATCCTGTATTTGTCTGCAGAGCTGGCAGACGAATAGGCAATATTTCCACTGACACTATGTCTTTGATAGTGGCTATAAGATTTGCAGCTCCTGGACGTCTTTGGAAATCATAGATGATATCCCAACTCCATGGATTTTGACTATTGCTCATAAAAGTATCCAAGGCCAAATGCTGTTTGCATATAAGTGCCTTGGGATTGAATAGGTTCAGAATATCATACGGAGATTGATGGCCCATGAATGAAAGAATCTGGGTAGCCGGAATACGTGGATCCATCTTCGATAACTTTGTATTTACTCTATCAAATCGAGTTCGAGCCTGCTCATCCTCTCCCTCAAATTCAATTTCATCTCTAAGGATCTCGTGAACATCTGGATGATATGTTCTTGACTTATGAGTAGCCTTTACAAATTCAAATGCAAGAGCCTTAGCCAGTTCTCTATCTGACATATGTTGAAATGGTACATAATTAATGGTACGAATAAATCTAGTCATGGAATCTCTATCCTGGCTGCTCATATTTCTTCCAAGCTTTTGCTTGATATGACTAGTAAGAGCATGAATCAATGCGGGATTATCCAATCTCTGATGCCAAGATCCGAGGCCCGGATCATATCTTGTCAATCGTTGGACCATGGGTCTTTTCGGTACATCATGATCACTTTCACTATCGTCACTTTCCTCACTATCCGGATTCTTGCCTAACCCAAACGACATTGATTTGTATATATAAGAATCCCATAAATTTCGCATATTTTATTCTTCGCTCAAATTCAAATCACTACCCTTGCTCTTAGACATATTGTATTTACGCGACGTTACATGTCTATAAGCAGTAGATTCACCACCTGGTGTGTCTTCGATACGTGTTATTTGTATCAGATCACCTAGCTTCGCATTGAGCCATATAATTTGTGGATCCCATATGGATATTCCTGGGAATGATTTAGCTTGAGTATTTGCGAAATCAATTAGCTTTGCTTTCTCCTCATCAGACATAACTCGATGAGTATGACACATGGGTCCTTTTCGCTTATCACAAGCAAATTCACGATGTAAGTAATTAATGATTGATACATTCGGGAAGTCTTGTCTACCCTTCAAAGTACCAGCGCTGAAGGGAACCTTAGTTATGACAATCACTTTGATTTTCTCACTCTCTGGTTTGATTCCGATATTACGAAGCATCTTCCTGAACAATCCAACATTTGAGGAGATCTCAGCTAGTTTAGATACAAACACTATGTTGGTTTTCTCATCATCAACGCTAGTACATTGTATATGTATGTAGTTATTAGTCTGGATCTGTTTCTTGAATTCTTCAGCGGACAAATCCTTATAGCCTTCAGGCATCTTATATTGTTTGCATTCTTTCATCCATATACATAGAATATCGTAGATTCGAAAGTCAGCATCTATTCCCTGGAGAGCCATAACTATATATTATTCTTCTGTCATTTTTTACATATTATTCTTTTAGTGCATGGGCTATTAAAATAAAAAAAAGACATCTGTTGATTGACATTGCTCCATGCATGATCATACAGTATATGTACAGGTCATAAATACTATATGAATAGAAATAGATTGAAATCAAGACATTGAAGTAAATTATAGACTCTTGTTGGGTAATCCGACTTATCACTATCAACATAGCAGTAAATATCATCGATATTGATGATGATCTTTGGATGAAAGAGCTGAAGAGCCAAATTTAGGCATATCATGATTTCAAGGTATATGGAGTTATTCATGCATGAAGTATCCTTGCAATACTTGGCATACCTAAGGATAAGATTTATAGACATCAGTACGGCATCCTTCGAAATGGTCGATTGCTCATTCCAACCACAGATCATCTTCTTGATATGATCGGAATGCTGACTCTTTAGAAGCTTCAGTATGAATGAAGTAAGGATGTAGTAAGGAGAATTCTCGCCATAAGTCTCATAGATCTGCAATGTAATATCTTGCGGATCGTCTTCTGCATGAGAGACTGTTCCTACTAGCTTATCCATTGTTGGTCTGGATGCTGCATCTAACTGAAGAATCTTCTTGCAGATATCTCTCGTATTGTCATCAAGAATAACCTGATCTACAAGACTATCAACCTTTCCTTGATTTTCCTTACCCTGCCACTTTTCGAGATCAATACCATCTACATGGTCATGCATACTAAGGATAAAGCATCCAAATGCCCATACATCTGATCTGGTATTGATACATCCCGACTTCATGATTTCGGGAGGTCTAGCACAAGAAGGATATGCTCTGTATGTATCGTATTTGGCTGCCGGTGATGGCGGAGGAGTTACCCCGATCTTCTTCTTGTAGATGATCTGAACATCTCTGCTTCTGCGTAGTTTCATGTAACTGGTAGCTTGCGCTAATCCAAAGTCGCATAGAATTGCATGAACAAGTCTATCATCATCCATATCGAGAAGTACGTTATGTTTCTTGATATCTGTGTGAATTAGTCCAAAGTGATGAAGAAATGTCAGTCCAGCACCTACATCGTAAATGATCATATCACGTACTTGGCTATCGATAGTAGTTACATCGAGTGTACCCAAAGGTGTATACCTGTGCATGCAAATACGACACTTCTTATCTCTATCTAACTCTGACCCAATAAATACAGGGAAATTGTTGCTAAAACCAGACATATGCTTAAGAATCGATATTTCTACTGCCCAGTTAAGAAATGTAGGATTCTTGCATGTGTCGATTTCTTTGATAGCAAATCTGCTATCAGCAGTACCATATACGGTACCGTAAAGTCCACTTCCTATGAGCTCTGTGCTTTTGAACATATTATATTAGTGATATTAAATTCAATTTTGAATACCCTATATATTATATTCTAAATAGATGCTAATACGATAATATATGATCGTTCTGTACTTCGTAATATCGTTGGTGGCAGGGTTTGTTGGAGGTATGTGGGGTTATCGTTGGGAAAGTAGCAGACAACAAGCCGCTGACAAAAAAGCATTACAAGCCATGGCTGATAGTGTATCTAATAGGCATATTAGGCATATTAGATAGTTATTCTCTAAATAGGTAATTATTGATCTATTCTCTGAATAGATGCAAACGGGCTTTTGTCATCAAACTGTCATTTGGAGCAGTAGCAGGATCAGAGAATTGCTGATAAGGATACCCTTCCAATCTAGACCATATATAATGCAAGCAATATACCCCACAGTCTACATCATTGTCCTGTATGGCCTTATTCAATACCTGGACTTTGGATACATGTTTTCCGAGGGCCTTTGATAACGAGATACATGTATTCGTAAGCCATTCTCTAGTTTCTTTAAGAGCAACATTACCTGATGTATTGTAGTATTCTATTGTTGGGTTATCTGTAGTAAAATCACCAAAGATACAATACCAATGATATCCTCCACCAGTCGACCAATCAGTGTTAAGAACACATCCGAATGTCTTCATTCCCTTTCTGTATTCATCAGCGAAGTCAACATTAGCTAAATTATTCTTATCCTTGGGATTAGCTTTTGCCAAGTCTTGGAAGTCTCTCATTTGAAATGGAATATGTAGAAATCCAGGATATTTTCTTGCAAACTGCGCTAATACCCCATCTATGTTATAATTCGACAAGAGATCATCCGTGGTTTTTGGACCAACTGGTTTGAATACTTCCTCCATATGTTTAACGGCTGTCGTTGGTCCTATATAAGTGACAAATGGAGATGCAGTATAAATACATGCTTCAGTATCGCATTTCGTTACTTTTTTCATAGTGGTAATTATTGTTTCAGGATCCTTACTCTTGACCTCCTTCTTAATATCTGATAGAAACCTGTCCATAGCTTCAATCATGTCATTACTTGAACAGACCTCTCTGTCTCCAAGATCAAAGGAACACTCACTGACAGTTAGTCCCTTAAATTGCATTTCCTGTAGAATATAGTATATTATATATAGAAAAATTTATATGGGTGAAGCGCAGTTAACTGGTTCCTCAACTATTTATCTAGGAGGATCTGCTGAACGAAAAGTAACATATCGATCAGGAAACAAGGCAAAAATATTCTTCGAGAATTGTACAACAGACTGGGAAGTATTCAAGAAACGCCTTCCATCTAACGAAGGAGATGCATATGTTATTGATTATGTTCGTCGTATGCTGGGGTTACCCATATCCGATGATCCAATTTCATCTGTACGTAAGTTCCTTACTCAAGATCTAACCGATTTCATTCAGCATATACGAAAGATAAGTTTCCTCCATGAACCTCTTGCATGGTCTATACGTGAAGTATTCTTCAGACTTGTACATATCTATGAAGGATATCTAGCGAGACTATTTGATGAAGATACATGGAAAATGTTTATGACTCATTGGAATGAGCATGACCCAGAATCTACTAGTTCGAAGCCACTGTGGAATCTTACTCGAGATGAAACGTTCCGTGAAGCTATTCGAACGGCTCATCCTAATTTAACTGATTGGGTGAATGATATGGAGTTCTCGTATATTGGTTTCTGTCCTAAGGTTCCTGGAGTACGATTACGAATCTTGCTTAACTTCCCAGTACGAGAGTTGATAGAGATTATGGAGTGGGATGATGCTCATTCCTTTGAAGAAGAGGTAAGTAAGCGAATCTGTGCAGTATTGGCTAACACGAAAACTCTTGATATGAAGAGTCTTGTTTCTATTGCTAGGCCTAATCCACCTCCTACATCATTGGGTATTGTGGAACTCGTTGATTTGATTCTACAACAAATAGAGAAAATACTTCCTGCTCTTGAATCACTCGAAAAGCATTATTTGGATAAGGCTGAGTTATTCAACAGAGTTGTGCTTTCTATCGACAAACTCGGCAAGCCAATTGCGGATAATCCGCCAGTAGATAATAAGAATACAGATGCAAACGAAAGTGCAGATGAGGACGAGGATGGAGATGGAGATGTTGTAGTTAAAATGAATTAAAAATGAATTGATTTTTTAGATATAAGATGGACGAAGCTATTGAAGAAATGACTGTGAGAATGAATCCTGATTTGAAGAAGAGATATGTAAATCTGTTCAAAAAAGCAATCAGTCGTAATCGTGAAGCTACTCCACGTATTAACTTTACTGATATGCATAAGAGACTTCCATTTCAGATTGATACTTTACATATTCGCCCATCTATTCATCTTGGACAACGTAAGCTATTTCTTGGAGAATTACGTCTTCTTACACATCTCTATCCTTGGTCTGATGATACATGGGTAGTCTATGCTGGAGCTGCTCCAGGAATTCATATTCCATATCTTTATAAGTTATTTCCGAAGCTGAAGATGTTCCTTGTAGATCCTAATCCATTTAGAATATTTCGGTTACAAGATGCATTTGTGAAAATCAAACGAATAGAGCATCCGGCTGAATTCCCTTCTATTACTAGTGTACGTCATAATACCTATAATTGTATTATCTACAACAACATATTCACGAAAGATGTAGCGTATCATGTAACAGCATCCAAGAAGCCTATTATCTTCATTTCAGATATCCGTACGAAATCAGATGGATTCGAA